CCGGCGCGGGAATCGAGGAATGCAAACGGAACCTGCTCGCGGTCAACAACACGATCCCAATGCGTAGCGTCGGCCAGATCAGCATCGGTCGGGCTGAACTCTACCAGGGTGCCGTCATCCCAAGAGAAGCCAAACGGGTGCAGAATCCAGGTCTTGCGCTCCCAAATGGTTTCCATGCCGCCGCCGTTACCAGCACGGGGCTCACGCTCGATCTCGACCGGGTTACGCGGGGCGCCCTGGCCATAACCGAACAGCGATCCTTCCTCTTGGCCGAAGCCGAACGCGCCGGCTCCGAACATAAACGTGCGATACACGCCGCCGCCCAGATCGGTGCCGCCCTTGGCCGAGCGCACTACGCGCAGTCCCTTATAGGTCGGGATGGTGAGCTGGCCAGACGAATCGAGAACATACTCGATCTGGTCGTCCTTCTTTGCTCGCGCCTCGATCTTGGGATGCATCACGATAGCACCGATACCGTCGACCGATTCTTCAAGCGTGTAGGCGGTATCAATTACCGCGTCGCCGTTAAAAACCGCCGCAGCACCGATTGCAGCAGAAATATCCAGACCCATGTCACTGGCATCGTTGGCAATGTTGTCAGCGACGACGCCATTGGCGACTGCCACTAGACGACGCTGCAAACGACGCGACCAGTAGGTGCCGAATCGGCTTCGAATATGCTGCATCGGGTCCGAGCCGGTCAGCTCCACGACCAGATCCATATCGGAATAGCCTTGGTTTACGAAGCTTTTTCTAGCCTTCATCGTGCCGCTGCCGACCTTGTTGGGGGTCGCCAGATCAACTGGATCGTCGTTGCTGTAGTTCTGCTCGATATCCGGGTCGAGGTCTTTCCAGAACGGCAGCACGAGTTCGGTCCCGCCGTTGCGGGCGTAGCCGTCGAGGGTGGAGTTGTTGGCGATGATGCCAGACTGCCAGAAAGCGAGCGATTCAACAGCATTCAGCTGCGAATAGCTCATGTATACGTCGTGGACAAAAGTGTCCGAGAGTTGGACGGTAGCCATCGGTTATTACCTCAAGTTGGCTGTTATTGGATATTTGCCGCGCGCCGGAATCCATCCGGGTCACGCTGTGCAAATGCGACACGTTCTGATTCGTTCATGTCGCTGAGTTTCGGCGCAGCCTGACCGCCACCGTTTGCGCCATTGGCGCCACCACCGCCGTTGTTTGCGGCAGAAATGAAGTGTCTCCCCTCGTCGCCCTGCGACCATTCGGAGACATATTCAGAAATGTCCTTGCCATCGATGCGGGCTTGTCGCTCGCCTTCAATGTCTTCCAGTTCGATGCCCTGTTCTTTGAGTCGGGCGCGTGCTGCCGGCATCAGTTCCTTTGCTACGCCTGCCTGGGTGAGTGCGTCGGTCAGTCCGTTGTCGATCAGTAGGCGCTTGTTCACGCCGTGCTCGGCCTCGTATTTCTGAGCGGACGCGTCGAGGTCTTTCTGCAGCCGCTCCAGTTTGCGATCGTACTCTTTCGCGACCTGCGCCTTGATCTCGTCTACGTTGCCCTCGGCCTCTGCTTTTGCGCGTGCAGCATCTTCTTGCGAGTCTTCCAGCTTCTGCAGCCGGTCGTTCAACTCGGCCTTATCGTCTTTCTGTTTGCGGACGTCGGCCAGCAGTTCGTCGCGCTTGGCCTTGAGACCTTCAGTCTCTTTCGCCAATGCGGCCTTGATCTGCTCGTCTACCTGATCCTGCGTGTATGTCGTTTCGTCTGCCATCGCTTAGCGTCTCCTTGAGATTGGCATAAAACCGCCTATTGCGGCTGTAAAAAAGCCCCGTGTTTGCGAGGCTGTTGGGGTTTTCCTGTACTCTACTTCACCCGGTGCGCGGACACCCAGTCACCGTTGCTGCGCACCAGTAGCGGCGTATCGCACCACTTGCATTTTAACACGTCGCGATGCAACGGCTTGAGCTTGCCGTCGACCTTCCCGCTCACCATGAAAGGCCGATACTCGCGAACCACCGTACCATCGGCTTCGGTGCCGTCTCGGTTGCGGCATACTGGGCAGCGGGGATGATGCACCTTTACTCTAACCCGGCTTTCTCAAAGGCCGCCGGGTGCCTGATCTTCAACTCGGCCAGGTTCATCTCGTTACCTGCCCGATTCACGAATTTGTCGAGCTTCAGCCCGCCATTGCGAAACAGCTGGCCCTTGCTCTTGCCCAACACCTCATCTTGAAACGCTGCAGGCTTACGCCCCAGCCATTGGCCGTAATTCAGGTCTTCAGGCACGTAACCATCCATGCTGGCGCGGTCGCCCCTCGGCACTTCGTCGAGGTCTAGGCCCAGCTCGCGGTATGACTTGGTGATAGGGGTCATTGTACTTCGGCAATTCCAATGAGCCGGCGGCCGTGGCCCGCTGTTTACCGGATACATTTTGGTATCACGCGCCTGGCAGATCGGGCTTGTGTTCCCGTCCAGTGTGCTAGTCCATCGCAAGCCCTTCAATATATCGCGGTTGTCTGCATAGGTCGCATCTCGCGCCGTATTCATCGTATGAGAAACGGCCGTGCGTGTAAGCGCTTGCAATTCCCGCCGCGAACGATCTAGCAACCCATCGGCATACTTCGCCCTGCGTGTGCCTTTTAGGCGACGCGTGATCTGGTCAATAGGCTCGCCCTCGACCAGTCCCTGTCGGATCGTATCGCGCACCAATGCCGCCCGGTTGTCTTCAACGCCTGCCAGCGACTCTTTCAGCAGCCGGCCTTGAAATGGGCGAGCGTTGACGATGCTATACAGGCTCCGCAAGTCCGGCCGCGTCACACCCAACTGCGTAACGATCGACGCGGGGATAGCCTCCGTTAACAACGTATGGCTCCATGTGGCTTCGTACTTGGCCAACTCTTGCAGCTCGTCGACCATCGAATCGCTGACCTGCGCGTAGGCCGCCCGGTTAATCTCTCGCGTGGACGCCAGCAAGTCGTTCAGGCGCTTGGTTGTGGCCGGGCCGGTATCAAACCCCTTGTCAGAGATCTTTGCGCCACGCTTGCGTATCTGGTCGATCAGGTCGTCTTCCGTACGGTTAAGCAGCGCTACAAGCTTAGCGACCGTGTTGGATTTCAGTCGCTCGACGTATGTCGAATGCTCAATGATTTTTTCTTGAATTGCGTTATTGACGGACGGCATTACTCAACCTGTTCGTCGTCACGCCCTGCCATGCCCAGTGCCGGGGCCTCGTCGCCGATCTCGCTTTCTTCATCGTCAAACGTCTTGTCAGACTCAATAACCTCGCCCTTTTGGAAATTGGTGAACAATGTCTGCTTGCTGATACCCCCGCCCTGCCATGTGGCCATGAGCGCGGTCATTTCCTGCGCGGTCATGCGGGCCGGGGCGAAATCACGGTTTAGTTCTACGCCAACATCGCTATCGTTGACGCCCTCCCATAGTGCGCAGATTTGCAGCGCCTTGGATAGACCTAGAGATATTGCCTGCGAGATAGACGACAGAACGCTATTTTCGCCCTGCCGATGAATCGATGCGGTCTCGGCTGTCTCGACCTGTCGCTTTTCCTCGGCCAGCATCCGGGCGCCGAGTGCGGCCATGTGTTGCTCTTTCACAGCGAGGCGTTTCTCTAACGTCTCGAGCCCCTTTCCTGTGAACTCAAGCAAGCCGGCTTTGGCTTCCGAAGACTGCGAAGACCACAAGGCCGTTGGGCCTACGCCTGTCGGCTTTTCATTGTCATTGATGCCGAACAAGTACGGCGTGGGCAGTGCGGTGAAATGCGCACCATGCTCCAGGTCAACGGTCGTGCGGTAATGGCTCAAGTTTTCGTTGATCAGATCCAGCAGGACCGGCTTGCTGACATCGGGCGACAGGTCACGCGGGCCACAGAACACGAACGGGATTTCACGCATGGATTTGCCCTGCATGACCGGGTACCGCTCTTCGCCGTGCTGCGCGCCATCACGAAAAACGCGGACACGATACTGACCATTGAATAAGTCCAGCACGCGGATCTGCTCGATCTCATCGTTCTCGAATTCGCCCACTTCCTCGACAACAAGCTCTTTCAGGCGCACTTGGGTAAGCGTCGTCTTTTGCCCGACCTGGCCCACGCGCCAGCTGATAATGTTCTCCGCGCGGTACAGTTTCAGGAACGGGCGCAGATTCATCTGAGATGCCACTGCGCGCGTCAGCGCTTGCTCAGGCTGCTGCGGAAAATCGACCAGCACCCCCGCACGGCTAACCGCTAAAACCTCCTCTGTGAGACATTCAGCGAATGCGTGCAGCGGCTGGCCGGCCAAGTCGGCGTCTTCCAGCATCGGCTCAAGTGCAGTCGGCAACGTGAAAATAGGCGGCTTGCGGAATACCATCCCGCTGAGCCCGTCTAGTGTTCGATTAGCGGCGTTGTAGAAACTGCCCCGCTGCTGCATGGCGTAATATTCAGGTTCAGTCTGCCCCGACAGCATCGGCAGATACCGGACGCCCTGGGCATACACAGCCTCTTGCCCTTCGATCACGTCGCGGCATTTCTCCCACTTTTTGAGAGCGGCCGCGTATTGGCTGTGGGGAGTTTCGAGGGCCATTTAGAAACCTGCCAACTTGGAAACCTGTACGCGGCGCGATTGCACCGGATACCGCGCGTGGATGAAATACCCCGCAGCGTCGTTCAAATGGTCAAACCCGCTTGCCTTATCGGGCTCGCCGTTCTTGTCGTATGCCTGCTGCTCCAGGCTCATGCACAACTGCGCGCAGGTGTCCGGATTGATCAGCAATGCGCGCTTCTCGATCTGTTGATTCATAGCTAGCACTCTGTCTTTTACGGCCGGATTGCTTGATGCTTCCCAGACGCTAAACCCTGCCTCACTCAATAAGCTTAAATCCGACACGCTCGCGTTCACTGACTTGCGACTGCGCCCCGACTGATCGGGGTAGACTGTAATATGGTGGCCCTTAAACCGCTGCTTGATGATCTCGATGATCTGCGGCGTGTCTCTAATCTCGGTCAGCTCATTCAACGCCATAGGCTGGCCATCGCGCATTACGTTGATTGTCGCGGCCATGTTCGCCACATTGAAATCCATACCAATATGCAGTGGCTCGCCGGCTTCTATCGTGGCGTCTGTACTGTTGGCCTGGCGGTCAAACTCAGGGTACACACTGCCTGCGGTCAGGTTAACAAACTCGCCGTCCAGGTACGCGCTCAGTAGTGCAGACGGGTAACTGTTCTGCAGGTTTTCGATATAACCTGCCGGCAAATTCGCCGCGTTGCTCCACGTCGATGCATGAATCAATTCATACCCTGGCGCCGGATCGCGTTTCCAGCGGTCATAAACAAACCGAAAACCCTCGGGCGTGGTGCCAACCGCCACCGTGTTCACGCCGTCTTTTTTCTGCCGGTTACGGCCAATGATCTTGTTCCAAACCTCGCGCGCCTTGTCTGTTTTTAGCGTGTCCAGCTCGTCCACCAGGCTATCGGCGACTTCGAACCCGACAATTCTCTCGGGCCGATCCATCGTGCGAAATATGATCTTGCCGTGGGTGCCAGGAAAGCTAATCTCGTTGTCGTTTCGATTTAAGTTGTAGTTGACGCCCCAGCGCTCTAGCTGGTCGCAAAAACGCGGGAAGGCGATCAAGCGCACCAGGTCATACGTCGGCTCGTAAAACGCTACGTTTTGGTGCCAATTCTCAAGCTTGAGTTTCAACGCGCGGACAATCAGGGCTTCCGACTTGCCCGCACCGTAGCCGGCCACCATCGCAGGCGCCTTAGCCGTACTGGTGACCAGCTGAAATTGAGGGTCGGTTAATTCAACCCGCATCTTTGCTAGCGTTCACAATCTCGATACGCGGCGGCGCCAGATCCTTGCCGTCCTTGCCGGTTATCTCACTGCGCGCGAGCTTCGGCACATGATATTCGAGCAATGTGGTAAAAGCCTTGAACGCCTCCAACTCGCCGTTTTCTTTCTCGATCTTGTCCAGCCAGCCA